CGTAAATTAGCAGGTATAAACTAAGGAGAACAAAAACATGACATCCCAATTGCTAGAAAACAAATGGCAAGAGACTAAAGGCGCCTTAATGGAAGGCGTTGAAGGTACTAAAGCCAAAAACTTGGATGTGGTCTTAGAGAATACACGCAAATACTTGTCAGAGCAGGCAACATCTGGAGCTACTGGTTCCGGTAACGTTGCAACTCTAAACAGAGTAATTTTGCCTGTAATTCGTAGGGTCATGCCAACAGTGATTGCTAACGAGCTAGTAGGTGTACAACCTATGACTGGCCCAGTTGGTCAAATTCACACATTGAGAGTTAGATATGCTGACGCAACAACTGGCGGTGCTACAAACATCGCAGCTGGTGACGAAGCATTATCACCTTTCAAAATTGCATCATCTTATTCAGGTAACGACAGTGATCCTGCTAAAGGTAGTGCAACAGCAACTTTAGAAGGTACTGCAGGTAACAGATTAAACGTGCAGATCCTAAAACAAGTTGTAGAAGCTAAATCAAGAAAACTATCTGCAAGATGGACTTTTGAAGCGGCTCAAGATGCACAAGCACAGCAAGGTGTTGATATAGAAGCAGAAATCATGGCGGCATTAGCTCAAGAGATTACTGCTGAGATCGACCAAGAAATCATCGGCTCACTAAGAACATTAGCGGGTTCGGCAGCTGCGGCTTTTGATCAATCTGCTGTTTCAGGTACAGCAACATTCGTTGGTGACGAACATGCGGCTCTAGCTGTATTAATCAACCAACAAGCAAACTTAATTGCACAAAGAACAAGACGTGGTGCAGGTAACTATGCTGTTGTTTCATCTGAAGCACTAACAATCTTACAATCTGCTACAACTTCAGCGTTTGCTAGATCTACAGAGGGTGTATTTGAAGCACCGACAAATACTAAATTTGTTGGAACTTTAAACAACTCAATGAGAGTCTACGTAGACGGTTATGCAGCTACAGGAACAGATGTATTAGTAGGATACAAAGGACCATCAGAAGCAGATGCTCCTGCGTTTTACTGCCCATACATACCGTTAATGAGCTCAGGCGTTGTACTAGATCCGTCTACATTCGAGCCGGTAGTAAGTTTCTTAACTAGATATGGATACACTGAGTTATCAAACACAGCATCATCTCTAGGTAATGCGGCTGACTATCTTGCTAGAATTAGCATCAGTAACGTATCATTCAAATAATTTTATTTGGATATTAGAAGGGGGGCCATGTGCCCCTCTTCTCTTGAGTTCTCAGTACATCAATAAATACTTCATATGAAGATCATTCAGGGACAAGATAAAGTTATTTTAAGAGCCGTCTCGCCAGATGGCGGAACCACGTCCGGAGACTTGCTTACTGCATTTGCAGAAGATGGTGGCACAACAGGAATAAGAATTTCTAATTTAGAAGTTGAAACACAGACCACACTTAACAGTACAACAACCACAATTGAAGATTCGTTTTTAGAAGTAAACAGAAATAACTCAACAGCAGACGGTGAAGATTCGGGATTGTTTTTTAACAGAGGATCAGAGGATCATGCACTACTGTATTGGGACTCAGGTGATGATAATTTTGTTGTAGGTACAACCACTCATGAAGCCACGGTTACAGCAGTATCAAATATTACACTAGGCCAAATCAAAATAGCAACAACACCTAGTAACGCAAATCATGCCGCAAGTAAAAGTTATGTAGATTCTAGAACAATTACTATTGCTGGAGATGACAGTGCGGCCATTACAATTGATTTTGATGATGCAGAATTAGTTTTTACTGGCGGAACAAGTATTACAACTGACACCACAGCAGGCGGCAACTCTGTAAAAATCAGTGTCGATGCCGCAATGACAGGAATTAATTCGATCACTTCAGGCTCGAGCACAAATTTAACATTAAGTCCAACCACAAACCTTGTTGTTATAGACGACTTTTTAACATTTGCTAATAACCAATCAGACCCAAGTGCGGCCGCTGTATCAAAATTTTATGCCAAGACACCAGGCACAGGTGGCACAGGATTATTTGTTATTAACAGTGCAATTGATGGCGGGGAAGCATCGGAACTGCTAGGAGCCACAAGTGCTGACTTAAAAATATTTGGTGATGATTCAACTACCATGGAAGTTAATCTTCCTACACAAGAATTGCATATCAAAGGCGGAAATGGAATTACAACATCAACATCTAGTACACAAACTTTAACAATAGCATTAGATAGTGAGTTGCTCACTGTGAATGAATTAAGTTCTTTAGATTCAACAGGCATCACAATCAAAGATGATTTATTATTAGCAGGCACATTGAGAGCAGAAGATTCTACTAACATCAGTGTTGATGGAGGTATGCAGATCAGTGGTGTGGTTACTGGATTAACTATAGAAGCAACAGGTGACACAGCGGCCAATGACAATGCCGCAATGGGATATACAGCCGCAGAAGGTTTAATATTGACTGGACAAGGATCCACAAATGATGTAACAATTAAAAATGATGCTGATGCTGATGTAATTGAAATACCAACTGGTACAACCAATGTAACTATTGCAGGAACATTAGGAACAGGTGGATCTATCACTGCTACAGGCTCATTCATAATTGGCTCAGCTGACATGAACGAGGCCGACCTTGAAAAATTAGACGGCATCACAAACGGCGCAGGAGCGGCAAATAAGGCATTGGTATTAGATGGATCGGCAAACATAGCATCAGGACTGGCTGCCGTAACAGCAAGTGGTGTTATCACTGCCGCTGGGTTTACTATCGGGTCAGCAGTAATAGACGAAACTGATTTAGAAAAAATTGATGGCATAACAAATGGTACAGTAGCGGCAAACAAAGCAGTTGTAGTTGATGCCTCGAAAGACATTGGAACATTTGGAACAATTACTGGCAGTGCGTTAGTAGTTGAAAATATATCTTCAGCTGACTCAACTGCGGTTGTTATCAATGATGGGTTGGATGTGATTGGTACTTTACAAGTTAGCGATATAGGTGGGCATGATTCTACAGCAGTTCAAATAAATGAAGATCTTAATGTTAACGGCAACGTCAGGGTCAACACAAAAAATATTCATTTAGGTGACAGCGGTGGAGCCTTTGATGGCAACATAATGTTTGGTGCTGGCGATGATTTACAAATTTCACATGATGGATCCAATTCATTTATAAATGATGCAGGAACAGGTAGCTTACAAATTCAAACAAATAGTCAAATTGATATCACTGGCGGCGGTGAAAACATAGCCAAATTTATCAAAGACGGTGCAGTAGAACTATATCATAATAATGTTAAAATAATAGAAACAACAGCCGCTGGTACCACAGTAAGTGGCGTTGTAACTGCCACGGGATTTACGATTGGCTCTGCTGTAATCAATGAAACAGAACTTGAAACGATAGATGGTATAACTGCCGGAACAGTTATTGCAAGTAAGGCACTAGTTGCTGATGCTAACATTGATATAACTGGTGGTAGAAACATTACAATTAGTGGTGAGTTAGATGCGGCAACACTTGATATTTCTGGAGCAACCACAATAGACGGACTGACAACTTTGGCAGGTTCATTCAAACAAGCAGTCCATACATTTGTAGCTACTGATGCAATCACTGAGGCAGAACACGCAGGGAGAATTCTTTTATTAGGTGAAGTTGGCGGCAATGCGGAAGTCACTCTTACACTGCCGGATGCAACTGGCTCAGGAAATGTGTATGAATTTTTTGTAACTGTACAAAATACATCAAACTATGTGATTAAAGTTCCAGATGCAGACAACACCATATCGGGACAAATAATGTACCTAGATGAAGACGGCACAGCAGTATCGTCATTCCCAACAGTGTCTGCTTCAGATACTATTACAATTAACGGTGGTACAACAGGTGGATTAATTGGAGACACAATTAAATTAGTGGATATAGCGGCCGATAAATTTGCTGTACAAGGTCAAATGAGAGTAGCCGCAGGTGCTAATCCAGCCACACCATTTAGTGCAACTGTTTCTTAATAGTTAATATTTTATTTTTAAAACTAAGTTTATCGATTCTGTTAAATACACTCATACATGACCAAACAACGTATTCAAATAGGTGCTATTAACTCTGGATCCGGCGATACCTTAAGAGCCGCGATGATAAAAATCAATAACAACTTTGATGAGTTGTATGATTTACAGGGACAGGACTCTAGTGGTCAGGGCATTGATATAAATGGTAACACAATCACATCAAATTTTGAAGACACTGACATAACATTATCACCAAACGGCGCAGGTGACATTGTGATGGACGGTGACCTTGTTGTTACTGTTATAAAATCAGATGATTCTACAGAAGTAAAAATAAGTGATTCATTGAACGTCACAGGCACAGTGACAGCAACAGCATTTGTTGGTGATGGATCAGGACTTACAGGAGTAAGTGGCAGTGGCGGCGGTGATTCTACAGAAGTTTACACAAATATTTTAAGATCAAATGACTCAACTGCTATCCAAGTTGCAGACAATCTAGTTCCAACAGCAGATGACACTTTCAGTTTAGGTACAGCAGACAAAAAATGGTCAGCAGTGCATGTTTCCGGAGGCACTATATTCTTAGGAAACTTACAGATAAAAGATTCAGGATCAAATTCATTACAAATTTTAAGGTCAGATGGATCTACTACGGCGGCAGTTGAATCTACAAGCACAACATTGAATGTTGTAGGTGATGACTCTACTGACATGGAAATTGTAGTTGGCACAGATAGATTGTTTTTCCAAGGTGGTACAAACATTGAAACATCCACAGACAGTGGTGCACAACTTACAATATCTACAAGTAACACTCCAACATTCAGTGGCACAGTTACAGCAGGTGGGTTGACAATAGGATCAGCAGTAATTAATGAAGCAGAACTAGAAACTATTGATGGCATCACAGCAGGTACTGTGGCAGCTTCCAAAGCAGTGATTGTTGATGCTAACAAAGACGCGGCATCATTTAGAAACATTACT